GCGGGGACCGTCTGGCTGCCGGAGTCCGCGCCCTGGCTGCCAGACTTCGAGTCCGAACTGGCCAATTTCCCCGCCAGCGCCACCAAGGACCAGGCCGACATGCTCAGCATGGCCCTCAACTATTTCCGGGTACCGCGCACCAGCCGCACCACCATTCACCGCTTCAGCCTGTAGGAGGCTACCATGGCCTATTCAACTGCCGCCGCCAACGTCGCAACCCCGATAGGGGACGTAATTGAAATGGCCGAGGACCTCAAGCTGGTCAAGACCCTATGGGATGGCTGCATGGCCATGCGCCAAGCCGGGGAGCGGTATCTTCCGCGGTTCAAGTACGAGACCCCGATGGACTATCAGCGCAGGCTGAACAGCACCTTCCTGACCAACCAGTTTAAAAAGACCATCAGTTCCATGGTGGGCAAGGTCTTCTCCAAGCCCGTGCAGCTTGGCGGCGACGTGCCCCAGCAAATTGCGGACTGGATGGAAGATGTGGACCTGTGCGGCAATCACCTCAACGTATTTGCCCGCAACGTATTTCAGGCCGCCCTGCGTGACGGGGTGGTGCATGTCCTGGTGGACTACCAGCGGGGGCCGATCGACGGGGCGACGGGACAGCCAGCCACACTCGTTAAGGCGGACCAACAGAAGATGGGGCTGCGGCCGTACTTGGTCATGATCGAGGCCAGCCGGATGATCGGTTGGCGATCCACCATGCAGGGCGGGAAGCAGTCTTTGACACAGCTTCGCTTTTTTGAGAACGCCCAAATGGAAGATGGAGACTTCGGCGAGAAGACGGTGCAGAGGGTGCGCGTCTTTTATCCAAAAGAGTGGGCGTTGTGGGAAAAACAGAAAGACGGCCAAGGAAGGGAGGCTTGGGTTCCGATCCAGAACGGACCGCTGACCTTGGGAGAAATTCCCTTGGTGACCTTCTACGCCAACCGCACCGGCTTCATGACCGCCAGCCCTCCCCTGCTGGACTTGGCAATGAAGAACGTCGAGCACTGGCAGAGTTCAAGCGACCAGCGCAACATCCTGACCGTGGCTCGGTTCCCGATCCTGGCCGGGGCGGGAGTGGAAATAGACCCCGGTCAGGCAAACGAGTCCCCGCTAGGTCCAAACACCATCCTGACCACCAAGGACCCCCAGGGCAAGTGGTACTACGTCGAGCACGCCGGCGCAGCCATCGCAGCCGGCGAGAAAGACCTTCAGCGCCTAACCGAGGAAATGGCCCTGCTGGGACTCCAGATGCTGAACAAGCGTCCGGGCAATCCAACCGCTACGGCCTCAGCCATTGACTCAGCCGAGGACCATTCTGACTTGCAGGTGGTGGCGCTGATGCTCCAGGATGCCATAGAGCGCATGCTGGATTATATGGGCCGGTGGGTAGGTCTGGGAGATGATGCCAGCGGCAGTGTCCTGGTCAACCAGGATTATGGCCTGCTTCAGAACACCCAGGCCGATGACGCCAAGGCGGTGCTGGAACTCAAGAAGGACGGAGACATTTCCAGGCAGGCACTCCTCCAGGCACCCTCTGTGCGGACCCTTCTGGGTGAGGACTTCGATCCGGATGAGGACGCGCAGATACTGGACGACGAGGCGGCAAAGGTCCCCGGGCCCGGGGACATGCCGTCCTCCAAGTTCCAGGCCCTGGTGGATGCTCTCGGGAAGGGACAAGCGGGAGGACAAAAAACACCTCCCGGCCAGGGACAAAAGGCGGCCTAAATGGCACCAGCCGGACTTGACGCCAAGCTGCAAGGCATCGTCAACAACCGCCTGCTGACCTTGCAGCTTGACACCCTGGTCAACGTCGAACCCCAGGTGACGCAGCGTCTGCTGGGCCAACTCGACAAGGCCGCAGTAGAGGTGCGCAAGAGCCTGAACCTCGATGTGCTGACGGCCTTCCAGGAAAACCGACTCAAGGACCAGGCAGCATGGCTGCAATCCACCCGGGACGCCATTCAGGCAAAGCTGGATGCCGCCGTGGCCCCGGTGAGCAAAGACTTGGCGGGAATCGCCCAGGACCACGCCGCTGCGGTGGGCGAGATCATCAGCTTCGGGGGAGCCGTGGGTGCCATGAGCACCACCGGCATTGGAGCCTCCAAGGCTCTAGCCATAGCGTCCATGCCAGCGGACGGGGCCATGCTCCAGGATTACATGCACTGGTTGGGGCAGAAATACTTCTCCCGGGTGGTGGATGAGGTCGGGCAGAGCGTAATCCAGGGCGAAACGTACCGTGAAATGGTGGGCAGGATCGGCAACGCCGCCAGAGGCACGCTGGCCCGCTCCGACTGCATCACCATGGCCCGCACCTTGACTCAGCAGGTGACGGCCGAGGCCGACAAGATGGTCTACGCCCAGAACAAGGACCTGATCGAAGGCGTGGCCTGGCTGTCCACGCTGGACAACCGGACCTGCGCTGATTGCGCGGTTTTGGACGGGATGGAGTGGTTCTATGACCCCAAAGAGGGCATGCGGGGCATGGAATCGCTGCCAGGGCTACCACTTCATCGTCGCTGCCGTTGCCGCACCGTGCCAATCGTGCGATCATGGTCAGACTTGTTTGGTAGCGAGGCGGCGGCATTGGACGCATCCAACAGCGAAGAACTGAGGCCCTACAGCATCAGGGACACCTATAAGACGGGGCCCAACCAGGGACAGCCCTATCAGGTGGGGACCGGGGGGGGCAAAATCCTGGAGGCCGGGCAGACAACCGCCAAGACGGCCGAGGGGTGGATCAAGGAGCATCCCGAGGTGGCCGACCAGATACTGGGCAAGAATCGGGCAGAACTGCTGCTATCGGGCAAGATGAACCTGAACGACATGCTGGATCAGGCCGCCCTGAGACAGGGGACGGTGCGCATGATGCCCTTGAAGGTCCTGCAGGGGGGTGCCGAATGATGACAGACGAACAAGTGAAGCGGGCCAGGGCCCTGAGCAGTGAGGCGCTGGGGATAAAGATGCGGCTGGATGCCATGGAGCGCGTGGCAAGGCGTGCGGCAGAACGCCTGCGAGAAATCAGCCGCGAAATGGCAGAATTGCGCGGGAAGGCAATGCCCAGGCTGTCCCGCCAGCAACGCAGGACCGCCGACAGAAAAGCCAGGAACTTGAGTTGAGGCACCAGGACCCCAACGCCCCGTCCCTGCGGGACGCCGTCGCCCTCCTGAACGCTGACTGGTGGCCACCGGAGGCCGTCCGGGTCATGCGCGCGGCCGTGGCCGGGAGCGAGGATATCCTCGCTCTGGAGGCGCTGGAGAGCGAGGGAAGCCCCGGCGCTCGGGAGTTCTTGGCCTTCTGGGAACAGCACGGGGACCAAGTTTATCTGTGCATCCATCGCTGCCCGGTGTGCTCCCGGTGGCTATTGAGCGATTGGGTTTGCTGGCCGACTTGCGCGGAGGCAATGGCGCGAGAGCACGAAAGCGGGGTAGTCAACCTGGGGCTGAAGAGGGCATGATGTGCAACCCTGAACCCGCGCGAGGTTGTCCCGGGGTGACCTGGAGCCCGAGGACCAAGGCGACATGCCCGCATTGTGGGCAGGGCAACCTGTCAGCCTACTCAGTACAACCATGGGAGGGTACAAGCAGGCTGAGGTATCACCTGTGCCCGAAGTGCAGGGGTTACTTCAAGAGCATCGAAGAGGATTCGACTTCGCGGTAGCGGTCAACCTCTTCGACCAGGGACGACACCAGCCCCAACAGTTCGCTGCGAAGTGGTTCATCTCCGCAGCGAAGCACCTTGCGGAGGTCGGAGAAAAAGGAGGATTCACTAAAGCCGCAGTTTTCGTCTTCATCTAATCGGTCAAGCTCGCGGAAGACGTAATCGAGCATGGGTGCTAGCTTGGCTCCCGCTTCAGGGCTTAGCCTGTCAAGACAGCAGACGGAAATAAGGTGGCTGTTCTCGTAGAAGGCATCGGCAAAGGAATTATCACCACCTTCAAAAAACGAGATAAAGTGGGGGTACCCGCCAGCGAATACATGGACTATTTCGTAGCAGGTATGACACATGGGCCATGGGCAGCCACCCCGCTTACCGAGTACGTCATGGATCACGCATCCCCAATAGGGCGATCCGGGTTGAATTGTGCCTCCGCACGATGGGCATTTGTGGGGACGATTGGCGGCGGCTTGGCGCAACCAGAGACTGGTACCTCTGGGCATCTCGGTGACTTTGCAAGGGAGCGGCTGTGACTCTTTCACCATTAGGTCTCCGGTGTCTACTAAATGGAAGCATTATACCATACGGTAAGCCCTTGCCGG